CCGAAGCGATATTCACAGACCCCTCCTCGCCCGGATCTTCCGGACGACCTCGCCCAGGTTCCGCACGATCTGGCCCTCGTACTGCTCGAGCGATCCCCGCAGGTACCGCCGGGGCAGAAGGCCCCCTCGCCGCGTGATAGCGTCGGCGATGACCTCGGCATCGTGGAACGTGCCGCCCCGGCCCTTCCTCTCGGCCCAGCCCATAAGGGCCGCAGGCGGGACGACGTGCCGCTTCCGAGGCCACGACGGATGGTCATGCACAAGGCCAGTCCCGAACTCCATGAAAGCCCCGTATGGCTTCCCGTTCTTCCGGACGTTCGTCCCGATGGACGCGGTCACCTTCTGGCCCTCGACCTTGACTTGATCGTTGATCGAGGTTCGAAGAAGACTTGTGTCCACCGGGGCACGCCTGCGGGCCTCGCTCGCCACGACCTTAGCCGCGGCGTCGATGTATTCCCGAAGGACGTCAACCGCATCCCGCTCGAGGTCTAAGGCCCGGACGATCTGGTCCAGGCCTCGGACTTGGATCTCGTAACTCGACACTAGACCAGATCCACGAGGCCGATCTTCCGGTACGGTGCAAGCAAGACGCCCGCGTCCGGATCGACCGCCCGTAGCGCAACCGACTGACCCACCTCGCCGCCCCCGGCGACGCCGAACGGGGCGTCCTTTCTCTTGAAGTACCGGGCCGCCGTGATAAGGCATGCCTCGTTGACGGCATCGGGTACCGTCGCCCATCCCCATGTCCCCGTGACCTTGACCATCTCGAGCCCGAGGTCGAAGGACTCCCCCGCGAGGGGCTTCATCCGGATCTCGGTGAAGGGCCAGGACGATACCGCATTGTTGAGCGGCCCGAGTTCATAATCCGCGGCCGGGATGACGTTCGACCAGGTCCGGTCGAGGTTCCGATCCGTCGCGATCGCCGTGACCGTCACAACGTCATCGCAGAAGGTCAGGACCTCGGAAGCCGGGGTGAAGTATCGGACTTGCCCGGCCGAGGTCTGATAGAAGAACCGATTGCAGAACTTGTCGATCATCCGGGACGCGGCCTCGATGACCGCCTCCATGATCGAGTCGTCCGCGGTATCGGACACCGGGACGCCCATCCGAGCTTTCAACTCGGCGAGCGTCGCGTACCCGTTGACGATTGCCACGGGCTAGGCCTTCCGGCGCAGTCCGCGGATCTTCGGAGCCGCTTCGACAACCTCGACTTCCGCGGCCTGTTCCCGGGACTCGACTTCCGCGAATGATGCGGCCGAGTCGGCGAGAAGAACGGCCTCGAGCTTCGGGTCCTCGATGATATCGCCCGGGGCGAAGGACCCCGCCGAAGAGGAATACTTAGAGATGCACTTGAGCATGATGGTCCGGCCTTTCTAGTCCGACTGAAGAACGACATGGACCTCGAACGTGGCGTCCGCGGTCCCCGATTCCGTCGCCACAACCCGCATTTCGGGCAGGAGCGGTCCGGCGCAAAGGGCATAATAGGCCGCGGCCGTGTTGGCCGTGACCGAGATCGGCGTCATGTTGAGATCGGCCCACGCGTGATCCGAATCGACCCGGCCTTGAAGCTTGACCGAGAACTGGTTGACCCCGGGGTTATTGCCCGAGCCCGCGGTCTGGTTCACGAAGACTCCGGCATCCTTGAAGAAGCCGCGGTAAATCCGCTCTTGCGGGTCGTTCTGGGTCCAGTAGGTCCGGAACATGTCCCCGTTGACCGTCGCCGTCCGCTGCGCGAGGGGCAACGCGTCTACCGCTTTCATTACCCCGAAGACGGGTCCGTTCATCTCGATCCTCTCTTATGGTTCGGGGGGCTCGGGACCGAAGCCCCGGCCCCCCGGCTTGCCTGTCGACTAGACGCCCTGGCAATCAAGCAGGACGTAGACCACAACCGCGAGATCCGCGGTCACGGCATCCCAGGTCCCGGAAGTCGTGATCTCGACCCCGAGCTTCTGGCCTGCCGCGAACGGAACCGCTGTCTGCGGGAACACGGCCGAAGCCGCGGTCGCCGTGGTAATGGTCTGCGTGGTAGCCGACTGCTCGGTGCCGTCGAGGGTGACGCCGACGGCGAGAGAACCCGCCGTCGCCGCCGCACTCGTATCCACCGAGATCCCGACAACCGAACCCGCCCAAGGGAGCGAGAGACCCTGCACAGCCAAGGCCATGCCGCCGCTCACTTCCTGAATGTTCAACTGCGCGTCGGTCTGGCTTGCCGCCACCGCGTCCTGAACGAACACGACGGGGACAATCTGACCGCGTGCCGCGATCTGTTCGAACTGCTTTGGCATTTCTCTCAGATCCTACAGCGTGATGTTGTAGAGGACCGAAGCGGCCTCGATGCTGCTTGCCGAGCCGCTCGGAGCGTAACGGCCGAAGCCGAGACGGAACGAGGCGACAAGGCGCGACTGCTGCATGCCGGGCATCCGCTCGAGCTCGAGGGTGACAGCCTTCCGGATGCCGACCTTGAACGCGTTGCGGTTGAAGGCGATGAGCTGGCCCTTGGTGTTGTTCGCGGCCGTGGCCGAGATCTTGCCGTCGGCCTCGGTCAGGCCCATGGCCATGGTCGAGATGACGGGGCAGCCGAGGACGTTGCCGACCTGACCGACGAGAACCCCGGCCTGCGGGCCGAACTTGTCGACGGTGACGACCTGGTCAAGTTGGGCGATCGCGTCGGCGGTCTGGGGATCGCAGACGTAGATGAGATCCTGCGAGCGGACCGGGTGACCCCAATCGATCTTGTAGGTCGAGTCGATCATCTTGCCCTTGAGCCCGGCAAGCTGGCTCAGAGCGATAGAGCCCGCGGCGTTGATGCCGTTGGCCGTGTTGTCGACCAAGCCGACGTGACGGAGGCCGTCGAAGGCGAGATAGAACTTATCGTCCGCGGGGTCGGCGTCATCGGAGTTGATGTTGCCCGTGGCTGCGTTCGTGGTGTCGCCGTTCAGGATCACGCTATCGCTGTAGAAGGCCAGCGACGCGGCAACCTGGGCCCGGATGAAGGGCAGGAAGGGGATGATCGCATCCTCTTCGAGCTCGTAGGTCCAGATCTGGTTGATGAGCATCTTCTTCGCGGTGACGGACACGCGGTTCGAGCCGACGCGGCCAGTCCCGGCGAGGAAGCTGTTCTCGGTCGTGTTCTCGCCCGAGAGGATGGGCTCGGGAAGATCCGCGACGACGGGGAGGTATGCCGAGGGATGGATCATCTCGAACGTGTCGAGCAGACCGAAGACCCGGCTATCCTGACGAGCGGCATCCCAGAGCTCGGAGACGTACTGGACGCCGACCAGCTCTTGACCGTAGCCCGCCGCGCCCTCGTTCTGGGTCGCCTTGGTGAAGGGGACCGCGGCGAGGTTCGCGGGATAGGCCTTGATATACCGCTTGCTCACGGCCTCGGCCGCGTTGGTCAGTTCCTCGGAAGGACCGACCCCGGTCTGGTGACGGGCCGACTTCATGATGTCGTGGAGCATCTGGACATCGCCAGAGGTCATCCCGGCGAACTTCGACCCGGCCGTGTTGGCATCGCCAGAGAAGGCGATCTTGCGGGCAAGGCCCGGGTTCGCCTTCACGACGGCCTCGATCTCACCGATGCGGCCCTCGAGGCTTGCGCCCTTGGCCTCGACCTGGGCGACGAGGTCGCTCAGGAGCTTCTCAACGTCGCTCACTTGTTAGGTCCTCCGATAGCGGCAACGGCCGCCTTAAGTGCTGATACCAGTGTTTCCGGGGACTTGGAATCTTGTCCAGACCCCCCCGCCTTCGCGGAGTCCTCGACGACCGGGGCTTCTTCCTCGGGCATCTCTTCGTCTTCGTCGTAGCCCTCGAGCATCGCATCGACGACCGCGGCCGCGGCAACCAGATGATCCCGCAGGTTCATCAGTTGCTCGTTCTTGGCCATGGGCTTCTTCGGCTTGTCGTCGCCGTGCATGCCCTGCTCTTCTTCGATCGGCTTGTCCACTTCATCCTCCTGATTAGACTTGACCCGCAGGGCCGTGGGGTTCGCGGGAATCGCGACAAGGGAAACCTCGAGAAGTTCCTTTTGGACGTGATGCATGGTCCGGCCTTCCTTGCGTCGCTGAGTTGACCGGAAGCCGACCGAGACCGCGTTGAGCATGCCTTGCTCGACGAGTGCCTGAGCCACCTTGCCCCGTTCCGTGTTGGCGAACTCGATGTCCACCACCCAGCCGGAACCCTCCCGTCGGGGCTCACCCACGGCCTTCCCGACGATGTCCTCGATCGACTCATACCGATGGGTGTCGAGGATGACCGGGTTCTTCATGAAGTTCGCGAAGTCCCATCCGTCCGTCTCTACAACCTCGCCCTGACGATCGAGGGCGTCGGTGGTCATCACGAATGACGCCTTCCCGTCCTTCAGGGACAGGGGGGCGCGGAACTCGCGACGATCCCGAAGCCGTTCTTTCTCGGTCATGATGACCTCTCTCATATGATCAAGACCCCTCGAGCCTATCACCAGCCATTTAACCTGAGCAATAACCCCCGCAAGCCGGAAGTCCTCGAGATGCCGAGCGGCCCAAGCCTCGCGGAGCCGGACCGCTTCTTCTTCGGTGTCGGTCTCGGGGGACCGACGGTCCCGGGCCATGGGCGCAAGCCTGTTGAACTGCTTGTCCCCGAGGATGTTGCCCCCCCGGTCCCATATCTCGGGCCATTCGTCTTTGAGTGCCTGGGCCTCGTCGAGGGGGAAGAGGGGATACCTGCTAGACCGCAGGGATACCGGGGAGTCGCCACCCTGCTCGGGAAAGTTTGTGATCGGCATCAGTCCAGGACCTCGGTCTCATTCACGCCCGCGGGGATCTCTTCGACATCCGGGGCGAAGCCGACGATCGCCTCCATGCTGCACCGACAGTTGATGTCCTCGCCCGGTTCGCCCAGTTGCCCGGGGGCCGGGCCGGAAGCCCCGGACACCGAGACGAAGTTCTCGCCGATCGGCACCCGCTGATCATGGAGGATCGCGTGGGTTTCGCGGGTCCGGTCATCGAGGGCCGCGAGCCAGACCTTCGCCTGCACGTTGCCCGACTGCCGGAAGCCTTCCTCGAGCCCGCCGTTATAGGCCCCGATGACCTCGGTCCGAGCGATCATCTCGGCCCGCTCTGGCCGGAAGGCCGGGAGGTCCTGAACGATCTCGACGAGGTTATCAATGCTAGTCCCGGCTTCCATCGCCCGGGATAGCTTGGTCTTGAGTTCCCGCCAGGCCGAGTCCGCGACCTGCTCGACGAAGCGTTGTTCGCGCCTGCGGAGCCACCGTTCGGCCTGCGGGTTCCGCACGTCGAACGAGATCCCGACTCGGGCCTTGAGCAGACCGGACCGCCCCCCCGCGGCGAAGGCCCGGTCGATCACCGGGAACGTCGTCCGGTAGGCGTCGGCGATGAAGTCCCGGTTCTCGTCGTCCTCGTCTAGGTCCAGGTCCCCGGCATCGGCCTTTGTGGTCCCCCGGATCTTGGCCGAGTAATGCGCGATGAGCCCTTCTTGAACATCCCTGACCGCTGCGGTCATCGACCGCTCGAACGGACGGACCGCCCGGTCCCGGGCCGTCATCGCCGCACGATGAAGGACGGACCCGTAGGCCGGGACCTCGTCGATCCCCCCGAGGACGGAGACCCGCCCCCGAGGGTCTAGACTTTTCCCCGCAGGACCCGCAGTTCAGGGGCCGGGGCCGGGGGCTCGAGTTGCTCGGCCTGCGGCACCGGGAAGATCCCCGGGGCAAGGGGAGGTTCATCGCCCCAGGCATAGCCCTCGCCGCCCGCGGGAAGCAGGTCAGGACGGTAGACCTCAAGCAACTTGTTGAGCGGAACGCCCATCGCATGGAGCTTGACCATTTGATCCGTGATCTCGGTCTGGTCTTCCTGCATCGCGGGGATTTTGCTGAAGTCGAACTCGAGGACAAGGTTAGGACCGAACATCGGCATCAACTGCTCATTCAACGCCCCGGCGATCCTGCGGGCCTCGGGGATGACGCAGTCGGTGTAGAAGGCCTTGTCTGCCTCGCTCACGTTGCTGTAAGTCGCCCGGCTGAAGTCCTGCAACTTGGTCGGGGGGATCTTGTAGGCCCGGGCCACGTCACCAAGGGTCCAGTTCAGGAGTTCCATGAACTGGGCGTCCGAGGGCGACAAGGCCGGGGTCTCGATCTTCATCGCGTGCGAGAAGACCGCGAGGCGGTGCGCCCGGTCCTTGCCCTTGAGCCGCAAGTTCAACTGTTCCTCGATGGACATCCGTTGTTCCTTGGTCAAGGCCACGCCCTGCTCGGCCGGGTACATGATCCCGCCTGGGTTCATCCCGTTCCGGAAGATGTTGCGGTTCGACTCGAGGGCATCGAGATTCGATTCCACCGACAGCCGGGCCGCCTCGAGCGGGGACAGGCATCGGAACTCGTTCGCCGGGTCGGGGATACCGTGAATCCAGACCACGTCATCCGGATCGAGTCGGACTTCCTTGTTCTCGGACTTGTAGAGGAAGCCCGCGATGTATTCCGTCGGATGCGGCAGGACCCGCATCTTGGCCGCGTTGGCAAACCAGAGTTCGATGGGAACCCCCCGGCCGTCCTTCTCGACGACAAGGAAGGCCTCGCCGTAGGTGCACATGCTGACCTCGACGGCCTCGAGAAGCCGCCCAAGGGTCCAATGCGGATTGACCTTGGCGAAGAGGTCATAGGCCGATCCTGAGAAGACTTCTTCGCCGTGCTCACCCGAGTAATCCATGATCCGGACGGGGATTGCGGACAAGGCCGAGGACCGCAGGTCCGTCGCGGAATATACCGCGGTGCTAAGCTCGACGACCTTGGACGCCGCGAGGCCGCGTCGCTCATCCCCAAAGGTGAAGGACCCGAAGCCCGCGTCGGTGGTCACCGTCGCCGCTCCGAGCCTCCACGCCTTGACCGCCGCGTTCCATCGATCGAGGATGCCCATGAGTCAAGGGTACCCCGGGCATCCGGCCCCGTTCAAGACGGGGACAGGAAGACCCTCTCGAGAAGTTCCCCGGTCGACAGGCCCGCGGCCTCGGCCTTGTCCTTGATCGCCTGCCACGCCTCGGGACGAATCCTGAGCATGGCATTGATTCTTCCGGCCTTCTTGCCCCGGCCTGACAGGCGGGCTCGGGGGGTCTGGGTTGTTGCGTCCATCATCTCTCCTTCCGATGATTTGGCCCCCCGGTTAGGGGGGGCCTGAGTGATTTTTACTCGAGGTCGAGAAGCTCGTCTTCGCTATTGACCCAGACCGTCCGGACCTTCGCAAAGTCGATCAGTTCAGGTCCGTAGTTAATGACCCAATCCGCCGCCTTGTTCGAGTCCATCCAAAACGAAACAACGCCGTCCTCGCGAACCGTCTTGAACGCGACCTTGGTGAATCCGAGCATTTTCTTTCCTTCTTTCTGGGGAACTGCGGCGCGGTGCCGATAGATTTATAGTAGCAGGTTTCTGGTAACTTGCAAGGGGTTTGCGAAAGATTCCTAGAAAGATTCTCAGGACATCCCCAGATCCGCGGACCCGAGGCCGCGATGAGCGTATACAAGGGCATCAACCATGTCGTCGTGGTCCGCAACAGGGAACCCCAGAAGCTCTCTCGAGAACTCGCCCGGCAGGTCCGGGGACAACCAGACCATCCCTTGCTCAAACCGGGCTTGGATGCCCGTAAACCGCGTGACCTTGTCCTTGTCGGGCCGGACCCCGACGACGGGTAGATTCGTCGTCCGCAGAAGCTCGGTGACCACGGCCGCCTGGTATTGGATCTGTTCTACCGCGATGACCTGGGGGTTCCACTTCGCCGACATCGCCTTGATGAACTCGAGGACCGCATGAAACGGAGCCCGGACCCGGGCCACGTCGAGGACCCATAGCTCGCCCTTCCGATCCCGCCCGAGGGCGACGGCCGCGGTCCAGTCCGCCCCGTCCTTCGTCGAGATTGCCAAGTCCACCCCGACCGAGACCTCGAGCTCATCCCGGGCCGGGGGCTCACCGACCTTGACCCATTCCCGCCTGAGCAGGGCCCCGGCCGCGGACACGAACTCGGCCCCGAACTCCCGACGGAAGACGATCGCGGGCAAGGTCCCACGGGCCGCGTCGATCTCGCCGGGGTCTAGGTGCGGGTTTGTCCAAGACGGTAACTGCCATGCCCGGACCTCGGGGTCTTCGCCCTGGCCCCGCTGCACAAGCTCATGGAACCATCCGCCTTCGACGTTCGGGGTCGAGATGATCAGGGCCTTCCCCTTCCGGTCTGCAAGGGCAGGCCGCAAGACTTCTTCCCAGACCCGACGCGCCACGAAGTCGGCCTCGTCCATCACGAGGAAGTCGAGACCCTCGCCTCGCAGGTTGTCCGGATTGTCCGCCGACTTGAAGGCCACGAAACCCCCGCTCGGCAGCCGCAGGGTCCGGGTCGACTCAATCGCCGATGCCCCGAGGGGTCGGGCCATGGCTCGGACTTGCTCCCACGCGATACCCGAGATCGAGTAGGTCGGGGCCACCCACCATACCCTCTTGCCCTCGAGCCCGGCCTTGAGCGCGAGGGCCGCACCTAGACGGGTCTTCCCCCATCGCCGCCCGCAGACCAAGACCCGGAATCGAGCGGGGTCCTT